CCAGCCAGTCGGCGCAGGAGTCTGCGCGAACAACATCACAGTGGCGGAGTCAAACGCAGCGGCAGCGGCAGAGGTCCACGTAGAGCCATTAGAGGTTAGAACATTTCCGCTAGAACCCGGAGCTACAAACTGAACCGCGCTCGTGCCATTACCAAGAAGCACATTGTTAGCTGTCAGAGTAGACGCGCCAGTGCCGCCGTTAGCCACAGAAAGATCAGTTCCAGACCAGTTATCGTTGTTAATCGTGCTGGCAGTAGCTAGAGAGCCTAAGCCTAGAGAGGTACGTGCTGTGGCTCCAGACTCTGCGACCCATGTTGAACCGCTGCCAACAATGAAATTGCCGTCTGTATTCGCGAGCGCAGCGATTGCAGTCAGATCCGCATCATAGGCTTGCACATTCGTGCCGATTGCTAGGCCAAGATTCGTGCGAGCAGTAGATGCATCAGATGCACCCGTGCCGCCTTCGGTTACCGCAAGATCGGTACCCAGAGTCAGGGAAGTCAGGTGAGTCAAAGCATCGACTACATCCGTACCATTGTTGTAGACCCACATGGTCTTGCCTGCTGGCACTGCGATACCGGTCTGGCCGGATACCTTTACAGTCACAGCAGCCGAACCTGCGTTGTTGACAAGATATGGCTTCTCAATCGCTGGGACGTTTACAACGCGTGCTACAGATGCGCCCGTAACGTTTAAACGAAGCGCCCGTGCATCTTGGCGAGCGTTCGAGTCACTTAGCGAAAGAGTTGCATCCCCACCCGACACGTCTACCGTGGCGGTTTCAACAATGGCTTGCTCAAGAGCAGTACCGAGGTTGACGTTAGTTACGTTGCCCCACGTACCGGAGTTTTCCCCGGTCGCCATGAGCTGAATTTTAATGTTCGAATAAGTAGAAGCCATTTTCCTTTACTCCTAAGCCGCTAGTGTGCCCCAGTTTGGCGACTGGGAAGTATCAATTTCACCCCATACCAGCGGCCCTGCAATTCTGCCCGTACCACTGACACCTAGTATATACACGATTGCGCCACCAACAACTTCTTCTTCGCCAAGAGTTATGGTAGCAGAAACACCCGTGACACTTACATTCGCATCGGCTGTAGACTCGTCGGTTTCTCCGATTTCGCCCGTAGCTTCTACGCCCGTTAAGACTACATTAGCCTTCGCTGATATTTCTTCTTGTCCAAGCGATCCTGTTGCTTCTACGCCGCTAACGGACACATTTGCTGCCGCCCGAGCTACTTCAGTTCCTAACTCCCCAGAACCCTCAACTCCAGTAACTGGGAAATTATTGACAGTACGAACACCAGTTGCGCCTACTGCGCCAGAACCGGTAACACTTGTTTGTGTGGTATTTGCGTCAGAGGTAGTTGCTACGCTGTTTAGGTAAATAACTGTAGCTACGCCGGAAGGTGTTACGCCAGAATCTGCGTTTACACCTGCTCCATCGATCACGCCAGTGCCAGTAACCTTCTCTGCGAAGACATTAGCTTTGGCGTCTACTTCTATAGAGCCAGTTTCACCTGTAGCAGAAACGCCGGAAACCGTAACAGACTGGGTAGTAGTAGCTTGTCCAACAATAGCCTTAGCGCCAAGGCCAGTAACACAGGCGGTCGTGACTTCAAGACTCCAACCAAACTCGCCCCACGCATCTGCGCCCCAGCCATCAGAGTTGTCGATACAGGCAACCTGACCAGAGGCGACGCCATCAGCAACTACACCAGTAGGTACAACTGAACCAAGGCCGATAACAGAAACAGATCCAATTGAGCCGGTAGATGCAACACCATCCTCAATAACGCTACCTCTAGCATCGATCTCGACAGTGCCAATTTCACCAGTTGCCGCCGGAACAGCCGTGACTTGAAGGTTGTTATTGGATTGCGGGATAACAGTCCCGATAGAGCCTGCGGCCTCTACTGGAACAACTTTCGCGCCGAAGCGCGTAGCTACAAACCCAATGCCCCCCGTAGCGACAACACTGGTCGTCGAGAGGTTTGCTTTTGCGCGTTCTACAGGCGTGCCAACAGCGCCTGACGCAGAAACGCCAGACGGGCTTACGTTCGCTTTTGACTTGGTGGTTTCGGCTCCAGTAGAGCCAGCCGCTGAGACGCCAGTTAATGTGACGGAGGCATCAATCTGCCCCACGCCAAATGTATTGACGCCCCAGCGACCTTCACCCCAGTCGCCTGTAGCGGCCATGAGCTATTAAGCGATTCGAATAATAGCGTTCGATGCGTCAGCGGTCGGGAAGATAACCGTGAAGTCACCATCCGTAGAGGTCTTGTCCGCACCAAAATCAAGTACACATACAGCAGCATTGGTCAGCGCAGTATTTGCAGTACCGTTTGCAGACGGGGTGCTGTTATAAATCAGCGCGCCGCGAGCGGTTACAGTTACGTTGCTAAAAGTTTCATCGTCAAAATCGGTGAAACCGGTACCGGTTGCCGCGTTGGTGTTGGTAGCAGTTACGCCAGCGTTGGTCAGAGCCTGACCGCCTGCTGAGTAGTTGGTACCAGAAGATTCACCAGAAGCGGTGTATGCAGTGGTGTTTGCATCAATCGAGGCTGAGCTGGTGTACAGCGCAAGCTTGAAGGTGTCACCACCACTGTCGCGGAAATCGTGCACAGCCAGCATTAGTTCTGCTTTGAAAGAGGTGCACATTGCTTGAGTAATTGCCATCTCAGACTCCTTTAGTCATCGAGAATTTTCACGAGTTCTGGATAACCTGCGCGTTTAAACTTGGTTACCAGCGTCACATTGTGAGACCGTACAGCCTCTTTCATATAGAACACCAGAACTTTCCTGATGTTCTCACGAAATGCTTCCGCCTGATCGCGGATCGCGGGGTGCGTTTGGCTCCCCACGTAAATAATCTTATTGAGCGCACGCTCAGCCACTTCCTCGGGAGTAAAACCACGATGGCTAGTTGCCATGACGGTTACATCTCCTCCCATAAGAACTTTCAGTTCTTCTGCTGCGTTCATCTTACTGGGTACCTGACTTGCGGTGTACGGTACATATCCTGACGATTCTTACCCTCGCCAAGCTGTTTCAACATTGCCAGCGCCTCATCGTACCGTTTCTGATACGCCGCCAACACATCCCCTTCGCCCTTCATAAAGGTGTACGCCTCCAGAAGAGACCCGTAGAGGAGAACGGAGTCAAAGTTATCACCCAGCCAAGAGGTTCCTGACGTGCTGCCAGTGATCGAGGTTGGGTAATAGAAATAATGCAGCTCAACATTGTAGCTGTCATCCGGGGTTGGCCCGACAATCCATGTCGTGTCATCGAACAACGCGTAATGTTGTGGCAACGCCTCAACCGACGGATTCGGGTAGGACTCGCGGATGAAATTTACATCCTTGTTCAGCATGTAATGGTACTTGCCAGTGCTATCAATCACAGCAATCGAGAACGTAGCCAGCCAGTCAGAAGGCACATTTAAATAGCGATTGCTCGCGGTCAGATTGCCTGTAACGTTCTTCCGGAGGTCCGGAATCTGGACGCTGTTGAAGATCCGCTGCTCAGCCTGCTGAATGAACGAGTTGATCTGGTCCGTGTCCGCATAGGTTGTGGACGTGCCAGACGTATCGATTACAGTAGTATCAGGAAAGTCGTTCTCGACGTATGCCTGAATGGTTTTGAACAGCGTAGCGTAATTCATTACTGTGAATTCTTGCTAAAGCCAGTGCCCTTGGTTGCAGCCCCCGTACCACGCGCCTTTTGGGTCTGCGTGTTCGGCACATTATTCGGATAGCCAGCAGTATTCGGCACCGGGACTTCCTTCGGCTGCTTATAAGTGTTCGTGTCTTTCATAACAACTCCTTAAGTTGTACTGATTGTAACGGTTCCAACCGACCCTGTGGCCTTTAGGTTGTTTGGCAAACCAAATAATCCTAACGGATCGTTCAGTCCAACCGGATTCCATCCCCACTGAATATCACGACTTCCTTCTGAAGGATTGCCGTTGTCATTCAAGCCTGACTGGAAGTAACTCGTGTCAGGGCGCGGGTTCCGAAGAGCCTGCGGATCATTCACCGGATACATGCCCAACTGCAACTGCGGCTGGTCCGGTTCCCAGCACTCCGGGCAGACCAAGATATTTACGTTCTTGGTCTTAATCGTCAGCTCACGCAGCTCCTTCAGTTGATACTGAAAGCCACAGCGGTCGCATGTCGCGATTGCCCGTTTGCCGGTGGCGAACTTTGTAGGCATAACTCAATAGAACATCTGGCGCGGCGCGATACGAAGAGACGCCTTTTCGCGGTCTTCATCTGCGGCCTGCTGCCAAAGTTCCTCATAGTCCGCTTTTAATTGCGGAAGACGCTCCATCCCGCCCGGAATCTTGCGAGCAATGTGGTACGCCAAACCAGCGACCATGCACGGAAGGAAACGGAACGGAATGTCCTGCGTGTTTAAACCGTCACCAGCGTCCTGTAGGCGGCGCAAACGCCAATAAACGAAGGTGTAGAAATTGTTCTGGTCCGGCGCAGGCCAGACATTGATCTGTGGAATCGATGCCTGACGGTCAATCCATACCTGAATTGGGCGACCCGTCGTGTTCTTGTTCGGGATCGTTGCGTAGGTAGAGACGCTGATTCGGTTGATGTTGATATCCGACTGGTTCTGGCCGGTGCCCGTGCGAACTACGTGATCCAATAGGTCAATCGTGTCGGACGGTAGATTGTAGGTAATCGTCCCCTGAGTCAGAGCAATTTCGCCCTCCTCAATCGTCCACAGATTGATGCCCCGGTTAGCCCATTCAATGGTCAGCAAGTTTAAACTGCGACGCGCAGTACGCAGGTCATAGCCGGTACGAAGCTCGGCACCAGCGCGCTCAAACGCCTCCTCAACAAGGCTGTTGAGGTCGAGGTCAAAACTGGTTGTACCGGTAGTAGCCATTTACTGTCCTATGGTCTTTACGCCTGCCTTGGGAACCGAGGTTGCCCAGACAGAAACGGAAACGCGAAGGTTTAGCGGGGAGCCACAATCGGAGCAGGTGTCCGCCGCAAGCTCGGCCTCATCTAGGTCGTACCCGCAGTTCGCGCAGACCTTGACCTCTTCGGTCTTACAAACCTTCACACCGTCTACTTTTTGTGCTTCTGTCAGGATGGTCGCCATCACTTTTTCCTCTTGAGCGGAGCAACCCGTTTTGGTTTGCCCGCTGGTTGCCCCAAGCTTTTCTTCTGGGAGATCCGGCTGCGCTTTTCAGCGGCGGTCATCTCTCCAGCCGTTTTAGGAGTTTTCTCAGATACCCGCTTAGTAGGACGGCAATAGGGAGTACCGCGCTTTTCGCCTTTTTGGCGACCGCATGCCTTGCCTGTGCGAACATCCTTCCAATCCTCCTTGAACCACCGCTTTAGCGCGGCGCCCTTAGCCGTTTTTCTTACCGCCACGAGCTTTCCTGCACTTTGCAATGGCTCCACTCGCGTACGCGGACGGGAACACCTTGTACTGTGCCTTGACCTTACGGTAGCACTCGTCCTTCACGGTCCCGCCCTTCTTCAAGCCTTTCGGCTTTTTAGAGGACAGGATTTTCCCCATTCCGCGACACGCTCTCATATCAGTACATCTTTGCTTTGCGGAAGCCCTTCTTGGCGATACCGCAGCCACGGACCTTGCCGCCGCTCTTGAGCTTCAGAGTGCCGCCCTTGCGCTTGCCCTTGTCGGCAGCGTCACGAGCGCGATTTTCCTGATACTGCTCAAGTTCCAGCTCGTTAATGCGCTGCTGATAGTCGCTATAGCGGGAAGTGCCTTCCTGCCCTGCGGCTTCCATCTTTGCTAGTTCGTCACGATACTGCTTGAGTACGTCTGATGTAGTTGGTGCTGGCATGGTATTTCCTTACTTAGCGCGGGTCTTTCCACGCTTTGCAACGCCGTCACAGGAAGAGCGGTAGCTGCCGCCCTTAGCCATCTTGGTAGCGCCGCCCTTCTTGTGCATGCGCTTTTCATGGCCCTTAACGGCAGCAGAAGCGACCTTCTTCATCATCGGCTTGTCCTTGGCGATGTCGCTGTGTGCTTCGCCGCCCTTCTTGTACTTACCTTTCATGTCATCTCCCTTAGTGAACTCACGGCCCACAGATTGAGGTACGCCAACCTTCTTGGCAAATTTGGGGCTGTGAGCCACAGCCCGCATAAACTTTTCCTGTTTTTCGCTCTTGGCAGGCATTTAAACCATCTTGCCACGAGTCTTGCCGCGCTGTGCGCAGCCATCACCACGTTTAGACGCAGCGCATTTCTTGACCTTGCCGCCTTTCTTCATGCCCTGAGCCTGCATACCGCGACCCATGCCACGGCCCATGCCCGGACCGCCGCCACGGCGACGCATCTTTTGAGCCTGCTCAGCAGGTGCTTCTTTATCGTCTCCGCGACCTTTCATCATCATCGCAGGAAGAAGACCCATCATGCCTTTACCGGCTACATCGGCAAGAGCGCCTTTGCCTGTAGCAAGAGCGCCTAGAGGAGAAACGTCACCAATTTTAAGTCCCATATCAGGCTCCTAAAAATTTAGCTACTGCGACCACACCACCTGCGATTGCAGCGACTTTCAACATGAATATCCAGCCGCCTTCGCTTTGATTTAGCGACTTCTTCATCCCGCTGATGTCTACGGCCACATTCTCGAGCTTTTCCAGAATGCGATCCACGTCTCTGCGTAGATGCTTTAAGTCAGCTCCGTGCGTTGCAAGTTCGCGGTTCACGTCGACAAAATCCTTGTCGTCCATCACTTCACCTTGCCGCCCTTGTTCCACTTGACCTTGTCCGCCCAGTACGCCGCCGAGGACTTCCCCTTGGCGATGTTTTTTCCGTGGCGCGCTTTGAATGATGATCTTTTGGATTTCATTTTTTGCGATTCGCTTTTCTTGGGCTTTCCAGCAGTTCCAGAGAGCGTCCCAACCTTTTTTCCCTGCTGACCAAAGCGAATAACCTTTTCCTTCCCGTCGTAACAGGCTTTCACCACATGCGATTTTTTCGGGTGTGACGGAGTGCGCTTTGGCTTGTTGCATGGCATCGATTTCTTACTGACGGGCTTAGTAGCCATTACGCTACATCCTTCGCCTTCGGCACTACCATCGGGTAGAGAACATCTTGGCCGAAAT